ATGAGATTTATATTCCTCTTTATAAGCGCAGTTTCAATTCAATGTTATGCAGCATCAGAAGCAATGGAACTTCATTACTGTGAAACTGTGAAAAAAGCAGCGAGTGGCGTGATGGATGCTAGACAACATGAAGTGCCCGCTAAAGAGTTACATGACATCGCCAATCATCTTGAAGAGCAACAAGCCAAACAACTTTATCAAGAGCTTATCAAATCTGCATATTCTTCAAAGCTATTTGAAGATCCTCTCATTAAGTCAAAAGCTGTCGAGAACTTCCAAACCACATGGCATGAACAATGTTTGGCAAAAGAATTAGCTAAAAATATGTGAGTGTTAGGGGGAAATGTGGAAATCGATTATTAACCCCAGAAAACTTAATTAAACTAGGACTGCTATTCCATAAATCTGATGATTTAAGAAAAGTTAGACAGTTTACTGAGAAGTACAAAGCTTAAGCTTATTTATATAGACGATATGTTCTTGGATGAGGCGCATAAGAAGGCGACGCAACGAGCGACGAAGACTTAAGCACTGACTTTTGGTACATAACTTAGACTCTGCGACGTAGCTTAGCGGTGTTGTTGACACATAATGCGGTCAAGTGATTGACATTGGCGCTACGATTCTGTATTGACACTTTTGTCATTACTAAATATGATGACTGCATACACCTCTTGGTCGCTGAATCTATTTCGCTAGATTTCATACGCTGCATCCAAGAGGTTTTCTGTCATTATCTGGAGGTGATGGATGAAAAGATCGGCTTATATGTTTACAAAAGAGTTAATTGCAGAAGTTCGTGAAGAAATGACAAAATCTTCATTTTCTGAATACAGAACTATTACTAATAAATCAATTCCTAAGCAAACTGCTGATTACGTAAGTAAAGTTCATTTATCACGAGAAGAGATGAATGAAGCTTATGCTAAAGCTAGGGCATTTGGAAAAACTGCGTAATGTCAGCTGATATACAGCTATTTCCTTTATTAGAAGTTAATCCAAATTATAATTGGATTTATAAGCGATTGGTCCGTAACGAGAATGATCTTGTTGGTGCAATCGCTTATGTTTTGTATAAAGAACATAAAATCGAATTTATTCGTCGCATTGAGCAAGAAACAGGTGAAGATCCCACTAAAGAGCAATGGGTCGAGTTTCACCGTGTCTCTTGTCTTGATAGCACTCTTTCTGGCTTCCAAAAACGAGCAGAAGAGCTTGTTAATGAGTTCTTAAGAGGAGCACTAGCGTCATTTGCTCAAGAAATTGAGGAACAAGCGGATGCTAGAATGGAGGAAAAGGTTCGCTTATTAACACAGCCATTAGTCGATAGTTTTACGACGTTAAAAGGTAGTGTGGACTCCAATCATAACGTGGTTCTAAGCGAAATTACGAATAAAAAATCAAAGAGCAATCGGTTAGGTGAGGCATTTCTCAATATCTTATATGGTGCATTTGTGATCTTATTAATTGGTGGCGCTGTGATAGGTTATAAAGTGATATCCAATTTAACGAGTAAGGCTGAAAGCATAGCCGGACTTAAGTAATAACAAACCACTCTCGGGTGGTTTTTTATGAAGGCCTATATTTCCTGTTCAGTAAGAAACTTTCTGTTATCCTCTCTTCATTCATGAGGAGAGAATAATGAAAAAGATATTCAAGATTATTATTTATTTTATTGGGCTATGGATTTTTGCAACTTTAGCAAAGGAAAATATCTATATATTGATTTTTGGTATTGGAGTAATTCTTTGGCGGGGTCTGGATCAACTTGAAAAGAAAACGAATGAAAACTCCATGAATTTTCTAATTAGAATTGAAAGCCTTGAATCTAAAGTGCAAGAACTAGAAGTAATTAATGAATACAGCGAAAAGGATATAGAATTTTTAAAAGATGAGATTAGGGAATTAAATGAGCGTATTTATACTTTGGAAAAACCTTTTCAAAGAAGTGAATTTGACCATCTAGATTAAAGCACTCTAGGGTGCTTTAGCCAGCCGATTCACTGCAGCTTGAATAATATCGGGTAAAAGCTCTTTTTTAGGACCTTCACGATCAGCAATAATTTTTACAATATTTTCACTAGTTAGAATCCAACAATCATTTGGAATAAATTGAATCTGAGGTTTTCCATCAAAATGATTGATAGTTAAAAACATCCTATGTGAGTGCATTATTCTAGTAATTATTGCCCTTACAATCTCTTCTTCAGGATACTTTGGTTTTTCTGGTACTTCACCCCCTAGTCGGGCGATTTCATCATGTAAACTCCAGTAATAGGTCATGATTTGATTTCGAGTTTCCGTCTCAAGTAAATCAAAAGAAGATGATTTATCAGTTTGAATAGATACCTCATTGGTTCCTGTTGAATATGAAGTTGGTGCACCACACTTAGGACATGCATAAGCAAGATTGCTAAATTTTTTCTCACATTCTTTACAGTTGATTAAAGCCATTTCTCTTTCTCTAGAACAGTTTTTAGAATCTATAAATCTACTTTGTAATGATTACAGATTGATTTTCTTGTTCTTTGGCATTTAACAATATCCATAGGTGGGGTATAGTTATATCTTCTAAAACTTATAAGCTTAAGAGTTAATAATATGAGTAAGTTTAATATTGGAGATGTCGTTTATTTAAAATCTGGTAGCCCAGCGATGACAGTGAATAGAATATTTGAAGAACGTGGAAACGTTGAGTGCGTTTGGTTTGTTGAAAATGAGCAGAAGCAATTTATTTTTAATGAGGATACATTAATTCCTAAGAATCCTCATCCATCACATATGGAAATATCAAGTGGTACAGACTGGACTAATTTTTAATTAAGATAGACCCAGATATGATGAAATTATTATTAATGCACTAGGTATATTTTCCAGTCCCGCATCAAGTAGCTTAGTAGTTAAATGCTTAATACTCTCTGCTGGCAATTCATCAATAGTGTCCAACATTGTTTTCTTCTTCTCTTCTGGTAGATCAGCACGGTTGATATGATTTGCTAATATAGCTTTTAAAGTGTTAGCTTCAAATTTTACAGTCACAATATTTAAAATTGCTGAAAGCCCACCATCATTTGCAAGAAAATCCATACCTTTATGTGTAATTGTTGGTAATTCAAATTGCAGACCAAAATTCCCACCGAATCCTGTTGTTTTCATCAAGCTTTTATCTTCTACTAAACCATGCTGCATAAGATAATACAAATTTACGATAACTTGTTTGTATCTTTCTGAATTATAAGAATAATCTTTATCTAAATTATAATATCCTGGATAAGTAGAACTAAGTTTAGTAAGTAATTCGAGTTGAAGATCGCGATCTAGAATCATAATAAGTCCGCTGAACTATTAATATGCTATTTGGTGAAATACATTGAATTTTAGAAGTCAAAGATAATTTGATAATCATCCAAAGTGTTCTAAATCTCCTCAAACCATACAACACGTTATATAGAAATTCTACCCCACAAGTGACTCAGGTTGGGGTATATTATTAAGCTATTAATAAATCTTTGTATATGATTTATCTGGGGTAACATGGAAAAATATACGATTGAGGAATACTCCTATAAAACATTAGACGATATCTCAAACAGACTACAAAGGGTTCTGACTGGATTGAAATTTAGGGTTGATGTGAGTCAGCAATTCAGAACTTTATTAAAACAACTAGAATTACCTAAATTCCGAGCCTTGGTTAATGAAACCATTGAGAAGTTTGGAGACATTTCATTATTTGAAAAGGTCTTAGATAAACAAATAAGTTCTAAGTTTGAAAAGTATGGTCGTGTAGACCATGAAAAAGCTTTTATAATTAGTCTATATCTCTATGCAATAAATCTAAGATTTAAATTAGAAGAAAATTTTGAGCTTGTGGAACCAGTTTATTTCTATAATCTAGTGTTCAATGAGATACCAGGTTCTAAAACATCTAAAAGAAAAAAGTTGAGCTTAAAAAATATAAATTTGAAATTAAAAGAAATTGAAATAGTTTTTAATAATCCGAATGGTTCAGGGATATTTTCCCTATCACATTTAAGATTAGCTACATTTTTTTGGCAGCTATGTGCAGCAAAAATTCTTATTAATAAATATAGTGATAATCTTTTTTTTCTAAAATTTTTAATTACAACTGATGTCAGACTTGAATCATATATTCAAAGTCATTTTGAAGAAGAGGAGCAGATTGAATATGTAGCTCAATCGAAGGGTGGAAAGGCAAAAGCAAAAAAATTAAAAGAGAGCAGAGATCAAATTTTTGAGGAAATAAAATGTCTTTGGGACACAGGGAAGTGGGATAAAGTAACAACCTTTGCTTCAGATATTCATGATCTTGAAGAAATAAGTTTGCCTTATAGCACTGTATACAACTTTACACGTAAGTATAAAAAAATGAAAAGTGCTAGCACAATTTAAAATGTACTAGTGTACTTCTTTGAATAACCTAATAAAGCATTCAAACTAGCCTCATCCCCATGATGAGGCTTTTTATTGATTTTCAAAAAAGTATTACTTTTTATAATCTGCAAGGGCATTAAGTAAATTATTTATTTGAGATTCATAGCTTTGATTCATAAATTGAATTTGTTTTTCATACATATTTAGGTGTTCACGATATGTTTTTTCTAAGTTTTCTAAAGTCTTTTGATGTGTTTGGTATTTAACTTCAAGAGATGCATATTCAATTTTTAGTTGCTTAAGTAAATCTTCAATGAATTTATCAGTGGCATTATTATTTTGTTGGAAGCTTTCTTCTAGTCTAGAAACCATTTCTGCACTTTGCGAGCGGTTATTTTCTTCGGCAGCTTTTTCAATTTTTTCTTTCAATTCAGGAGGAACACGTAATCGAACAATAGTGTGATCAGCTTGGTTACTCATAAATGACCTCGTAAGCCACAAATTGTGGCAAATATTTTAGTTAACTTATTTACATTACCACAAAGTGTGGCTATATTAATTAAATGCCACAAATTGTGGCAATTGGAGGTATTATGAAATTTAAAGAATTTATATATGTAAAAGTTCGCTTGGAAATTGATGCGCACAAACAACTCAAAGAAAAAGCTGAGTGTGAAGAACGTTCAATGAACTATCTTATCAATAGGGCAGTCAAGTTATTACTAAGCCAAGAAGGAATAAAAGAATGAATGCAATTGTCTCAATACAAGCCCAGTCTATGAACAGTTTGGAAATTTCTGAATTGGTCCAATCTGAGCATAGAAATGTAAAAGTCTCAATTGAGAGACTTATACAAAAAGGTGTTATTCGAAATACTCCAATGACGAATTTCGAAAAAATCAATAACTTAGGGTTTGTTTCAAAAGTTGGTGTATATGTTTTTGAGGGTGAACAAGGCAAACGTGACAGCATTATCGTGGTTGCTCAACTTTGCCCAGAATTTACAGCTCGTTTAGTAGACCGTTGGCAAGAGCTAGAAGCACAAGTAGCAAAACCTGTAGACCCAATGCAGCTATTGTCTGATCCAAATCTTTTACGTAATGCTTTACTGACTTATTCAGAAAAAGTGATTGAACTGGAGCAGAAAGTTGAGGTTATGCAACCTACCGTAGAAGCGTTTGACCGAATTGCTACGGCTGATGGAAGCTTATGTTTAACCGATACTGCAAAAGCATTACAAATGCGTCCTAAAGACTTTATTTCTTTACTTAACCGTAAACAGTGGATTTATAAACGTGCAGGCGCTACTCACTATTTAGGATATCAAGACAAAGTACAGTCAGGTTATTTAGAACATAAAGTGATGGAAGTAACACGTGGAGATGGTTCAACCAAAATCACAGAGCAGGTGAGAGTAACACCAAAGGGATTAACCAAGCTTTCAAAGCTTCTAGGAAACAATCATGTTTAATTTAGGCAATAAAAAAGCCCTTCAAAGAATTCTTGGCGGAATTAAAGGGCTTTGGATTGCTAACACTTGGAGTATTAACGATGAATAGTATGGTCCAAATAACTAACAATAGCAACTTTGAAGCATTATTGACCTTCGAAGAAATCGAAAAATATGAGACAAATGAAGTTGGAGTAATGCGACGTATTACATTGGCCTCATTAACTCAATCATTTAATGAGCTTTTGCACTCTACATTGAATAGTGAGGGTGACGGTGAAGCATTTTTAGAGTTATTAAATTGCTCATCCAATTGTGTTGAGTATTTTAAAGAAATGCTTCAGCTCGCTGAACAGGCCCAAAAACGCTTAGCTATGGTTGGATATGCCTATCTTGAACAACAGGAGAAAGCAAAATGACAATAGTGATTAAAGAACCTGTTGCAGTAGTAGAAGCTGATCTAAAGCATATGATTCAACTGATAGGCTTTGCCAGCGATATGGCAGAACAGCTTAATGTGATGTGCAAGATTATTGAAGAAAAAGCTGATAAGGGTAGTGATATAAAAAGTCTGGCACACGTAGCTCGATGTTTTGCAGAGAGTTGGGCGAATACGTTTGATTGTGATCGTGAAGATTACGAAAATAGGTATTTTTCTAAAGTATAGATATCGAAGTAATATTTATAGCAATAAAGCCAGTGTTGACAATTGTCAACATTTGGCTATAATTTAAGCCATAGTAAAAGGATTATGAATGAAAAAGCATCCTAATAAACATATTCGAGAGGCAATCGAATATGCAATTGAAAATGGTTGGGATGTTGTAGAAACGGGGAAATCAGGGCATGCATTTTGTCGGTTGAAATGTGTACTTGGTCATGCAGAGCACCAAATGAGCGTCTGGAGTACTCCTAAAGACCCGGAAACACATGCAAAGCAAATCCTTCGTAAAGTTAAGCAATGTAATGGAGATGAACTATGAATACTTATCACTTTACCGTTGTGGTACGTGATGCTCGTTCAGATCTAGCAGACCTTGAAGATAAATTTTTTGAGGCAGGTTGTGATGATGCATTACTTTGTAGCTACAACGATACTATATACCTAGAGTTTGATCGAGAAGCTGAAAGTGCAGTAAAAGCAATTCGCTCGGCACTAGAGAATATTCGTTCTTTAGGATTCTCAGATTTAGTGGTTGAAGAACAAGGTTTTTCAGTACTGTCTGAAATGGCGGATCGAGCGGGTATGAGCCGACAGGCTCTTTCATTGTATGCTCAGAATAAGCGTGGTGATGGTAACTTTCCTAAGCCAATGTATGGGTTATCTTCTAAATCAGCAATGTATTCTTGGCCGGAGGTTGCCACTTGGTTATTTAATCAAGGAAAATTAGAAAAAACTCACTATGAAGTTGCGAAAGCATCAATTTGATCTATTGACCTTGATCAAGGCAAGTGTTATTTTTGCATTATAGTGGTCGAAGTGTAAATATTATTACCACACTGGTGGTTATTCGATTACCTAACGCGACAGATATATTTTCTGCGTAGTTACTACCACACTGGTGGTTAAAGAGAAAAGCTCATCGAAAGGTGGGCTTTTTATTTATACGAGTAAATAATAAAAGATCCAATTTTATAGTGGGATAAGATATGGATTACGAAAAACTTATTACATTAGCTTCAAAGTTCTACTCACGTGAAAGTTTAAGAAAAACACATGAAGAAGAATCTGCCAACTTAGAGAATTTTGTCCAAAAAGTAAAAGAAATTAATAATCCTTCTGATGATGAAGATTCTATTGAATCAAAATTATTAGCTAATCGATTGAATTCACAAGTAAGAGCTTTAACTGGAGCAAATATTGCTTATTATGATGAATTTATTTTATTAAGTAGTTATTTTGATCCAAATACATTCATTAAGGATTATCGCGTCTATGCACAAAATAGAGAAGCTTTTAAATTAAAACTTAGCTCAGATCAAAAGTGTGTAAAAGAAATTTTGATTAATAGTAAAGGGCATAAAAATAGAGTCAAAAATTACAGGGGTATTATAGTTGGCTTTATTTTGGTAATTGGATTTTACAGAATTTCTATTAGTCCTGTACTGCAAAAATGGTTGAAAAATGAGTGGCATTTACCAGACTTAGCCCAAGGTATTATTGTTCAGGGAATTGTATTTTTCTTTATAACGGTAGTATTTAGAATTTTTCTTGATTATGAAGCCTATAAAGCTTTATTGCACAAAATAAAAGAAAAAAATTCAGAAACCACTAATTAGTACACAAGAAATCCCGCTAAATATCGATTATTGGCGGGGCTTTTTATTTTCAATTTAATCTTGAAATTCATCATTTAAAGCTTATATAGATAATTCAAACAATTAATAAATAAGGTTTAATATGTCTAAAAATGCACTTTCAGATTTAGCTAAAGTTATTGTAAATAACTTCTATATGAAAACTAAAGACACTAGTAATTTAAGCGGTTCATATATTGGTGACATCCTCTTTGAAGTGGTTGAGGCAGATAGAGATCTTGGTGGACTCGGCTATCCTGTAGAAATGTATTTTAATAATAGTGGTATGACTATTACTTTAAGTACAACTAAAAAAACTGAGACTTTTACTTGGGATCAAGTACCTAAAGGGGACAATAAAAAGGAAGTTGTCGAATTTATTGAACGAATCTTAAGAGATTATTTCTACGCATAAGAAAAGGCCGCATAAGCGGCTTTTTTAATGGATTCAATTTATGAAAAACGAAGTCGGCTTTCATGTTCCTGTTCGTCCAATGCCTCCCGAATGGATTTTTGAAATGGGTACACCAAACTTTGTCCCAGCTCCAGAATTGTGGGAATGGATAGGCAAGGTATTTCTAGACCCAAAATCTAAATTATTTAACCCTGACCATATGCATTTACGTTCATTTAGATATCCCGATATTGCTGTGATGTGGGTGAGATCTGGCTTTAAAAAGCAAGGACGTCAGGTTATCGGTACAACTGAAAAAGTTATGTTCAATGCTGGTGGGTGGAAGAAAGAACGACAAGAAGAACAATTCATCCAGTGGTTTCAACATATTCCTGAATATCTCATTACTTTTGATGCTTCTTATTCACGTATTGCTAGCGATGTGAACTTTTGTGCTTTAGTTGAGCATGAGCTTTATCACATAGCACATAAGAAAGACGAGTGGGGAACACCGGCATATAACAGGGAAACAGGTATGCCTAAATTAGCTATACAAGGACACGATGTTGAAGAGTTTACGGGCGTTGTACGTCGATATGGAGCAAGTGAGGATGTCAAAAGAATGGTTGAAGCAGCTAATACAAGACCTGAGATGACGCGTGCTGATGTTCATTATGCTTGTGGCACTTGTAACTTAAAGGTGGTTTAAATTTTTTTGCCACTCTACTTGGACGTACTTGGACGGATAGAGATAAATGGCAAGGCTAAATAAACGGGTAAAACTCTATATAGTACGGTCACTTGCCATGTATGAGACACCCAGCGAAACAGCAAAAGGCGTCCAAGAAGAATTTGGAATTACAGTAACCAAACAGCAATGTGAAGCATACGACCCGACAAAGAAGACAGGGCAAGATTTAAGCGAAGAATTTAAAAAAGAGTTCTATAGAGTCCGTAAGGAAATGAATGACAACCTTAGTGCTATTCCGATCGCCAACATCGCATACCGCCTTAAACGCTTACAACGATTCATTGACCTAGAACAATTTAAAGAAAACCCTGTCATTGTGCCGAGCTTAATGGAACAGGCGGCTAAAGAAGTCGGTGGTCTTTATACCAATCGCAAAGAAATAACCGGCGCTGGTGGTGGGCCACTCCAAAGCGAGAACGTAACCCAAGTTGTTGCAACGCCTGAACAGATACGGCAGGGGTTAGATGAACTCAAAGGTAAATACTAAGCTGCTAGAAATGCAGTTAGAACGGGAGCTCTGTGAGAAAGAACATTTATTCTTTACACGGCGTTTTTTCTTGCCCCGTATGGGCTTTAAGTTTTCGGTCAATTGGCATCATGAATATATTGCCGACAAGATTGACGAAGTAATAGCTGGCAAGGTTAAGAACTTAGTTATTAACGTTCCACCCGGAAGCGGTAAAACTGAATTACTTACAAACCTTATTGCCCGTGGAATAGCGCGTAATGCTCGCTCCCGCTTTTTGTATTTATCTTTCTCGCAGTCACTTGTAGAAGATGTATCGGCAACAGCAAGAAACATTGTTAAGTCGGAAGACTTTCAGAATTTATGGCCTGTAAAGATTTCTACCAGTACGGATGCAAAATCTAGCTGGAAAACTACTGTTGATGGTTACGATGCTGGTCATGTTTATTCTGCTTCAATGGGTGGGCAGGTCACTGGTCGCCGTGCCGGTACATTAGCGGATGAAGGCTTTACCGGTGCAATTATTCTGGATGACCCATTAAAGCCTGAGGATGCTTTTAGCCAGACCGCAAGACGTAAAGCTAACCGAAAGATCTTAAATACGGTCAACTCGCGTAAAGCTAAATCTGACACGCCAATTATTCTGATCATGCAGCGGTTACACGTTGAAGATCCGACTAACTTTGTGATGACGGGTAATGTACCTGGTGAATGGGAACAGATCAGTATTCCTGCACTTATCGATGATGAGTACATCAGTAAGTTGCCTGAAAAAATACAGAGCAAAATTCCACGCAATGTTGAGCGAGATGCGAAAGGCCGTCAAAGCTATTGGCCATTAAAAGAATCATTGCAATCGCTATTGCAACTCGAAAAAGGTGGACAGGATAAAGATGGCGCAACAGTATCCCGTTATACGTTTGCAAGCCAATATCAGCAAGCTCCTAAAAAGCTGGGTGGTGATCTTGTTAAATCTGAATGGTTCCCGCGATATTTGGAATTACCAGTTCTTAAGTGGCGTGCAATATGGGCAGATACAGCTCAGAAGATCAAGAAGCATAATGACTTTTCTGCGTTCATATGTGCTGGCCTTGGCTATGACAACAACCTTTACATCATTGATGTAAAGCGCGGCAAATGGGAAGCACCAGCACTATTAAAAGTAGCTAAGGATTTCATTAAAAAACACAAAGATGGCAATACCCAAATCGGCAAGCTTCGATATATGGCTGTAGAGGATAAGGCGAGTGGTACCGGATTAATTCAAACCATTGCTAAAGAAACAACATTACCTATCCGGGCTATTCAGCGTGGCGATGACAAGCTATCGAGGACTATGGATGTAATCCTATATGTTGAAGATGGCCGAGTCTTATTACCTGCAGAAGCATCATGGCTATTGAACTACGTTGAAGAGATTGAAGGGCTCACTGCTGATTGGTCACATGACCATGACGATCAGTGGGATCCGACAATTGATGCTATTAACGATTCAATAGCGAGCAAGCCAACTGTTTTTGATTAGAGGAAATTATGGCTGAAGATAAAAAGTCCGATGCAATTGGCGATGCAGGGGCGTATACAAACTTTGTCTCAAATATTGGTACCGAACGGGACAAAGCTTCTCACGGTTCATTCGTTAAGAAAGTAATTCCTGATGAGCAATTAGAAGCAGTGTATCAACACTGGTTAGCTAAGCGAATCGTCAACCGTCCTGCAAGTGACATGCTTCGTGCTGGTTGGTTCTATGAAGGGATTCAAGACAACGATTTATTGAAGCTTAAAAAGGCGTGTAAGGCTTTTAACTTAGATGGGGTGCTCTTATCTAGTCTAGTCCTTTCTCGCTTATATGGCGTTTGCTATGTGCTTCTAGGTACAGTAGACGGCGGCAACTTAGATCAACCATTTGATTTAAACAAGTTAGGAGTTGGTCGTTTGGAGTTTTTCACGGTCCTGAAGAAAAAGCAGATTGAAGCCGATACTTCAAAGTACTTACCTCCAAATGAAGCAGGCGGGCTACTAAAGCAACCTGAATTTTACAAGCTTAAGCTCGATGGGAAGTCTAACCAACTGATCCACCACACGCGCTTGATTAAATTTGGTCATGCTGATGTGGTCAATGAAGAGCCAGTCAGTGTTTTACAGGAAGTTTATGAAGATCTGCTAGATCATGCTGCTGTAAAGAAAGCTACTGCTAGTCTAGTCCATGAATCAAAAATTGATGTGATTAGAACTCCGCATTTGGTTGATAAGATCAAAGAGGATCTAAAAGGTGTAGCAGAACGTTTTCTTAGTGTTGGGTTGCTTAAAGGTCTAAACGGCATGATCGTTTTGGATAAAGAGGAGGAGTATGACTCTAAATCTTATAGCTTTGGTGGCTTACCTGACCTTATGCGTGAATATTCGATACAAACTTCTGGAGCTGCCGAAATGCCATATACGGTTTTATTCGGTCAATCACCAGCGGGAATGAATGCAACAGGTGAACATGACGCACGCAACTATTATGACAGTATCGCAACTAAGCAAACATGGTCATTAAAACCATTCATGTTAAGGCTTCTAGGAGTGATTGCTCAAACTACATTTGGTCGTCAGATTCCAACTCTGGACGTTGTGTTCAATCCTCTATGGCAGTTAGACGCTAAGGTTCGTGCCGAGGTTGAGAAAGCTAACGCAGAACGTGACGATAAATATCTTCAAATGGGTGTCATTACAGAGCCACAGATAGCAAGACAGCTTGTTATTGACGGTGTTTATTCAGTGATTGATGAAGAACATATCAAAGAGCTTGAGACAATGGTGAAGCCTGATGACGACGATAATACAGATACTGAAACCGCACCTCCAGCAAGCAAAGAAACGTAAGAAAGGTCGTAAAGCTTCTAAGCCCCGAGCAGTGCATGTAAATCGCCGTGTAGAGCTTTATTACACACGGCAATTACTAGCTATTTCAAAGTACTGTCAGGAACAAACTAAAGAATTGGTAATTCCTACGGTTGGACAGAATATCGGTGATGCTTGGTTCTCGGACATGATGACGGCGTTTAGGGAAAAGCTCACAAAGTATGTTGTTGAGGTTTCTCGACCATTGGCCACAAAGGTTGTGACTGACACCCAAAAGGAAGTGGACAAGCAAATTGCGGAGCACACCAAAACAATTATTGGTGTGGATCTAACCCCGTTTTATCGAGCTGCTGATATTCAGAACGAGGTAGATCTAAACATTACGGCCAATGTCAGTTTGATTAAGTCTATTCCTCAGCAATACGCCGATAAGCTTGAAGTGCTAATTACCAATGCTTTGCAGACTGGCCAAACAAATGAAGAGTTGGCCAAAGCTATTAAGCAGTTAGGGTTATCAACTGATTATCGTGCACGTCTTATTGCTAGTGACCAGATGGGCAAGATTAACGGCCAGATTAACCAAGCCCGACAGCTTTCAATGGGTGTTGAGACATATACATGGCAAACGGCTAAAGATGAGCGTGTGCGGCCAGATCATCAACATAAGCAGGGCAAGACTTTCAGATGGGATTCACCACCAGATGGTGGACATCCCGGTCAGCCTATCCGATGTCGATGCGCGGCTTTACCCAACTATGAGGATATTTTGATTGATGTATAGAATAATTAAATTTTTTTATATATATTTAGGTCTTAACTTTATAAAACAAAGGAAAATCAAGTGACTATAAATGCATTATTTTTAATTCCACATAGTAGTGTATTGCGTGATTCTGGCCAAGTAAGTTTAAAGGCTAAATTGAACTTTATACCAAAAGCTGGGGAAGAAATTAATTTGAAGTATAATGATTATTCACATCAATTAATTATTTCACAAGTGGTACATCATATAAAAGCTTTTGATTTGGATACGGATACATCAATAGTTGAACAGGAAGCATATCATTCTATTGATGTGCATTTTGAAGATTAATTTTTCTTTTATTTACTATTTAATCCAATTTATTTGGATTAAATAGTATTTGGGTACAGCATTTTTATGAAGAAGATTTTATTTGTTTTTTTGATTTTAACTTCTTGTTATACTATTGGGGCAGATGTTGATAATACTTTGCTTCTGAAAAATTTAGAGGCTGCAAATACTCAAATTGAGGTCTTAAAAGCTCAAGTTGAGGTTATGAAAAGTTATCAAGACAAGTTTCTAACAACTGTATATTGGTCTTTAGGTACTGTACTGGGGATCGTTATTTTATTGATAGGTTATAACTGGTTTACTAATTTTAAAAGTCAAGAAAAGGAAGTTCAAACTTTAAAAAATTTTATTCAAAATGAATTAAATCAAAAGAAAGTAATGCTTACTGAAGATATGGACAAGAAAATAGGTGAAACGCTACGCAAACAAAATGATAGAATTTGGGGAGAAATACATAGACTTAAATATGAAACTATTTTGAGTGAATTTAAATATAAGAAAGACTTAAAATTATATTCGACATGTATATTGAATGTTAGTGAATTAATGATAGTTAATAAAGAAATTTCGAGCAATTTTAGAACTCAACAAATTTTGGATTTATTGGTAGAAATCCTTGAATTAGCTGATAAAGAAAATAAGCAATATATTTTAAGTTCTGACATTTTATCTACTATTCATAAAACGTTAAATATGGTTGGAGATGAATATTCGATGATTAAGAATAAGGTGAATAACCTTATTAAGAAGATGCAAAGTAAATAAGTTTTTAAAATTTAATATCTGTTTTTTGCCACCTTCGGGTGGTTTTTTATTGAGCGCAATTTATGAAAAACATTTACCGCTTCAAGATTGGTGACTTTGTGCCAAGTGAATCGACACGCTCATTTACCAAAGAAGGGTATTTGAAATGTGTAAATGTGCGCCTGGGAAAAGCACCTCAGGTACGTCAGTACTATGCGTATGAGTTCCCAAACTTAGAAGGCTTTTCAGCAGATCAGACTATTCACGTCTATACATCCGCAGAAGAACTATTTAAGCCAGCAGCGATTAAAAGTTGGGATGGTGCTGATGCTACAGATTATCACCCACCCAAGAATGAAATAAATGCTGCTAATTGGAAGGACTACCACATTGGCTATTGTGAGAATGTCCGCCAAGAAGGCGAATATCTATTGGGCGATTTGCTCATTAAAGATAAGGACAGCATTGATTTAATCCAGAACAACGAGCGATTAGAAATGTCGCTGGGTTATGGAGCCACATTAGTTTTAGAGCAGGGCACGGCGCCAGATGGCACGGTGTACCAAGCAAAATTTATCAATTTTATTGGCAATCACGTAGCACTCGTTAAATACGGTCGCTGTGGTGGTGATTGCCGCATCGGTGACCAAAAGCAAACTCTACCAGAGGGGAAAACAATGGAAGTAATTGTAAACGGTATGCGTTTTGACATTGGCGATAACAAGCCTTTGGCAGACGCATTGAAGATCCAGCAAGAGCAGCTCGAAAATTTAAAAGCTGCAAAGCTTAAAGTCGGTGATAAGCAATTTTCAATCGGTGATGAACTAAATGCTGTTCAAGCGGTTGTAGATCAATTGCATACCGATAAAACCACGCTTGAGCAGAAAGTCGGTGATCTGGAAAAAAACCAGATGACACCTGAAAAGCTAGAACAAGCTGCAACCGAACGTGCTGCTGTGATTGCCGATGCTAAGGCATTGGTACCAACAGTTAAAACCGAAGGCTGCACATGCGAGCAAATCAAACGCGATGTAATTGCGGCTAAAGCGGGGGATGCGTTGGTAACTGCTTTATTAGGTAGCGTTTCGGTAGGCGATGCTAAGCCTGATCAGATCGATACAACTTTCCGCGCTTTGTCTGCTGTGAAAGGTACTCACCCATCTAATCCTGTTGGTGATGCACTTCATAAGCAACAAAACATTCAAGCAGGTGATGGCAAACCAGATGATGGAGAGCCTAAACCTAACAACAAAAAAGAAGCTTGGAAAAAAAGCTTCTAAGAAACTGGAGAGATGACAATGTCTTTAACCCCTCAAGCTATTCCGGGTTTGCGTGCACGTCTGCACATGCCTGAAGAAATTCTATCTTTACCGGTTGCTGGTACAGGTGTCGTAAGTGACGGTGAAGTGGTCGTCCAGTCTACTGATGGAAAAACAGTTAGCGCGGTAACTGGAGCAACCAATAAAAAGTTTGGTGTAGTAGTTTTTCAGCACGTCGGTAAAACAGGAAAAAATGCGTTAGGTAAAGAAGCCTATCAAGCCACGGATTGTGCACCTATCATGCAGATTGGTTCAATTTGGGTAAAACCTACTGCACCTGTAATTGATATCAATGCAAAGGTATATGTGCGTACCGCGAACCCGACTACCCAAGCGCCGCTGGGTTCACTTTCTTCTGCAGCATTGGATTCTACGGAACTTCCTAATGCCTCTTGGGAAACCATCACTAGTACTGATGGATTAGCACTTCTTCGATTACGTGGAGCATAATCAATGTCAAAACAATTAGAACAAATGAAAATTCGCTTAACGGCAGTTGCACATGGTGTGCAAATCGCCGTTGGTGATGCCTTCAATTTAGATAACTTTGCCAAGTTACTATTAAAGCTTGAATCAATTGATGAAATGACACCGCAACTTGCTGAAGCTCAAGCTTACGCAAAGTACTTACCAATTGAAGGGTTAGAAGGTGCAGTTGTGGGATCCGCAAGTGTCTTACAACGTAAGAAAGGTGTCGGCCGTGGTAAACGTTTCTCTGGTCTTGGCAACGATGTACCACTAGCAGAAGTTGTTTATGATGAAGTAAAACTCACCGTACAGCCTGGTGTTATTGGTTATGAAATCAGTATCTTTGATGCGGCAGCAGCCTTGAAAGCTGGTATTCAGTTAGCGACCGATAAAGTTGAAGCTGCGCGTTTGGCTTATGAAAACCATATGAGTGATGTGGCTTGGTTTGGTGAACCTGAAACAGGGTTACTGGGATTTTATAACCAGACAGGTGTAGAGGTCATTACTTCAACATTAGATTATGCAACAGCTACAGTTGAAGCGGTTCTTGCAGACATTAACAAGGCGATTAAAGGTGCTACCAATGCATCTAAGTTTGATAGCAGTGTTCAGCCTGATACTTTCGTGATGCCTGAGAATAAGTTCACTATCCTTGCTAGCCGTATCGTTCCAGATTCTGCAGGTAAGACTTTTCTTGAATACATTAAGGAAAAGAACACCTTTGCAATGCAAGGTAAAACACTAACGTTTACTTCTGAAAGTACGCTTGAGAGTAAAGGCGAAGGCGGGACAGACCGCAGCATTATTTATCGCCGTGATCCAAGCTGCATTACTTTCCGTTGTAATGAACTGGAATTCTTGGCAGCTCAACCTATCAATTATGTGATGCGTACACCAGGACACTATATGTATGAAGGTGTCTATTTAAAACGTGTCGATTCTCTCCGCTACTACGATGTTGAATAAGGAAAATTAAACATGCCAAAAATTACTTACAGCGGCTCTCAGGCCGCTTTTTCTTTTGATGGGATTCAAGTCGGTCTGGGTCAAACTGTGGAAGTTAGTGCTGCGGATCTCACACGTATTTCTAAAGGGAAGGCTTTTAAGTCACTTGTAGAAAAAGGTGAACTTGAAGTTCAGGAAATCCCAGATGATGAACCAAAAGCAGCAGGTAAAACAGGCGGCCGTGGTGGTAAAGGTGGAAAACAGAATGATGCTGCAGGTGATAATGTTAAAGCAGATGAAGCTGCTTTGGCCGCCGTGAGAGCTGAATTAACTGCACTTGAAGTAATGTTCAGTGATGATGAAACACTTGAGCAATTACAGGCGAAGTTAGATCGGGCTAAGGAATAAGGTGGACCTATGGACGTACAAACCTTTCGCCAGAAATTCTCTACGGATACGGGTTTAGTCAATTTGTCTGATGCAAAGATTCAGGATGCATTAGAAGAAGTAGATCTGGTCGTTTCTCAAATTGAGTTTGGTGCATTAAAGGAACGTGCTGTAGGTCTGTATGCAGCACATATTCTTAAAGTTGGAACCATTAGCGGCAATGGTGCTGCTTTTGGTACCGCCTCGAGCATGACAATTGCCGGCCAAAGTGTGAGTTATTCACGATCATCGAAGGAGGCTTTCTATGATCTCAGCATGTATGGCCAGCGCTACCTTGCACTAAAAAATTCCATTCCAATCGATGATGAAGGCACAAATCCTAATCGTTTAGGCGTTGGCGCTTTTGTCGTATAGGAGAATCCCATGCCTTTTAAATATCAGGCACCCCAAGGTTATAAGCCAACAAAAATTGTTATTGCTGGTCAGAACCTTGATATCAAAAACGGTGTTTTAGAATCTGAAGACGACATTATCCATATTTTAAAACCCTTGGGTTTTGAGCGTTATGTTGAAGTGGTTGAGCCAAAGAAATCAACGGCCTCTGCTAAAGAGTAATTAAGCTATGAGCGATTATCGTGTTGATAAGCAAGTCAACTTTGATGAGATGAATAATCACGTTAGGTTTGAAATAAGACACACGATTAACGCTCTTACTTTGCGCTTACAGCGGATTGTTCAGGAAGACATGTTGAGTGGTCAACGGCTAAAAGTTCAGTCTGGCCGCTTACGTGGTTCCGTTTCGTCCAAAGTGGATGAAGATAAGGATTCGATAGAGGGAACGGTAGGAGCTGGCGGTGCTTTGGTACCTTATGCCTTTGCTCATGAGTTTGGCTTACATGGATCTATGGGCGTTAAGGCTCATCTTCGAACAATCAAACAGGCTTTTGGTCGACCTATCTCACCAGTTCAGGTCAATGTGAAGGCTCATTCAAGGAATGTTCGTTTTAGAGAACTGCGATTCATGCGTGATTCTTTAGATATGGTGGCCAAGATAGTGCCGAAAAATATTGATGCAGCAATTGAGCGAGGTTTAGCAGGTGGATAGCGAAGCAATCTATCAAGCGTTGTTTGATCGGTTAAGTACAAACGTAGAAGGATTGGTTACGGTCAGTCGCCGTCTACGACACTTTAACCATGTGACACCAGAACAGCGCCCAGCCATGTTTATTACACAAGGTAATCAGCAAGAAGTACCGGTACATGGTTTTGATTCAAAAGTTGAACTAGCCGCTGAGGTCTATCTCTATATCCATGAGGCTGATAGAGCTAAACCTCCGTCATCACAGATGAATATTTTCATCGATCGTGTACGTGAAGCTATTCAGCCAGAACATCCGGATTTCAGCGAATATCAAACCTTAGGTGGTTTGGTCGAGCATTGTTGGATCGAGGGCACAATCGAAGTATATGAAGCAGTAGAAAATATGCTGGATGATCAGGCGATTGCAATTATCCCTATCCGGATCCTCACCACCAATTAACAAAACATTCATTTAATGACCGCCTCTATGGCGGTTTTGTCATTTTAGAGAGGTCAAAATAAATGGCTCAATATTTATTTGGTGCCGGCAAGATCTTTGCTACACCGATTCAAGATGTTTATGGGCAACCGATTAGTAATTCTACGCCTGTAGAAGTAGGGGTATTACAGTCTGTTGGTGTCGATATTAGTTTCGATTTAAAAGAACTCTTTGGCCGTGGACAGTTCGCCGTAGATGCTGCACGTGGTAAAGGCTCAATTAAAGGCAAAGCATCATTCGGGCGAATTAACGGAACCCTATTAAATTCTATTTTCTTTGGAGGCGTTGTTGCTGAAGGTGGAATCGAAACAGTATCTCAAACCATTAATGGTGAAATCGTTCCTGCAGGTGGCTTAGTTACTCCAGTAGTTCCAAATAGTGGAACCTTTGTAAAAGACTTAGGTGTAACTGATGGAAAAGCTATTCCACTCAAGCGTGTAGCGTCAGCGCCAACGGCTGGACAATACAGCGTAGATGCAGCAACAGGGGCATATACTTTTGCTACAGCGGATGTGGGGAAAGTAGTTTTTATTAGCTTCCGTTATTCGGCAACGGTCGCAGGGGGCAAGTCAATCACCGTATCTAACTTAGATATGGGCTATACACCTGAATTTGCCTTAGATCTTCAACGAGATTACAAGGGCAAATTCATGCACATGAATTTCTACCGCTGTACCAGTAACAAGCTTGGGTTTAGTTCAAAACAGGATGATTACGACATCCCTGAATTTGAATTTCAGCCAATGGCCGATGATCTTAACCGTGTTTTCAAAATCGATTTATCGGAGTAATACAAATGCAATTTAAGCAAGTTGAAAACCCGCGTGGTAATAGTAAAGAAATTGCTGGTCAGACTTGGATTTTTGCTCCTGCACCATTGGGTACACTTGAGCGATTTCAAGAACAGTTAAATTCCAACAATGTTCCTGTATCAGTGATTGTTGATATGGCTCATATCTGTTTAAAGCGAAATTATCCGGATATTACCCGTGACTATGTTGCAGATGAGCTCTTAGACATGGCCAACATGGAAGAGGTTTTATCATTAGTGACCAAAACCTCAGGCCTAGACTACTCGGGTAATACCACGGGCACGGGTGAAAGCTCGGGGGAATAAACTGGGAGGAGCTGTACACGCATTTAGTGCTAACTATGGGTAAAGATTACGACTATGTACGTAGTGAAATTGATCTACCAAGATTAAGGGCATTAAATGCGTATCAGCAAAATAACCCTCCCACAAATATCGGGGTGCAACGGCTTTGTCGTATTTTGGAAACTTTTATGGGAATTGATGAAAGTCAGCCAGTTAATACTGAATCAGAAGACGATGACGATTTAATTGAGGTTTTAAGCAATTTTCCTCAGGGCGGTTAAGGCCGCCTAAGATTTTTTAAGAGACATTAAATAGGCAATTTGGTATCTTTGTTAATACGTTTATAGGGTATCAAATATGATTAATAAAATATTAATAGGAATTCTTGTATTAGCTCTTTCTGCAATTCTTTATATAGTTGGGAATTATCTTTATATGCAATATGACAGAAATGAACACTCAAAGGAATATGAAACCAACTCTTATAAAATAGATAAATTAATAAAAAATAAAGCAACAAAAGATCTAAAAACCAATGACTTGGTCTTTGTTTGTGAACTAAGAAAATCATTGTGGCATACTACTGTACCTTTTGAAACTATTCAATTAGCTGCTGAAGATAATAGTCCGAAATATAAAAAGTTTGTTAGGGAAGTAACACAAGATATATTTAGAGATACGCAATTGAAAGCTTTTGTAAAGGGGAAGCAATCAGAAGTAGACTTAGAAGTTGTTGGTAGTTTGTGCACGCTTTTAAACTCTGAGACTGGTTCAAGTAGATCGCTTTATAATAAGCTTTTATCTCAAAAATATAATATTGATCTGGAAAGCGGTTCGCTTAGTTATGTTGATATTTCTAAAGTAACCCAAGAAGATCTTGATGAATATCTAAAGGCAAAAAAAGCTGAAGAAAATATACGTCTGAAATTTTAAAATCATTTTAAATTTTAATATGAACCCACTCTAAGAGGTGGGTTTTTTTATGCCTGAGGAAAACTGAAATGGCGAATAACCGCGTAGAAGTTCATATTGGTGCTAAGACCTCTGAGCTTAAAAAAGGTATGGATGATGCTGAAAAAATTGTCACTGAATCTGCCAAGCAAATTGAAAATACTACTAAAGGTGTGAACTTTAAGTTTAATCTTTCGGGAATTAAACGCCAGTTTGATGATGTTTCAAAGTCAATTGCAGATGGTTTTAATAAACAGATTGGGGATGCCTTAAGCGGGTCACGATTAGGCTCGGCTTTTGATGGTATTACTTCCAAATTAGGAGCTCTGCGTGGTGGTGCACTGGTTGCAGCTGGAGCGGTTGCAGGGCTGGCAGTAGGTGGTACTGTAGCAGCTACAGCGGGTTTAGCAACATTGGCAATTGAAGTGGCCAATAATAATGTTGAACTTGCGAGATTCTCAGCCTTAGCAAATACCTCAATACAGTCATTTCAGGGATTATCTGGCGCGGCACAAACCTTAGGTTTTTCACAAGAAAAACTCTCAGACATGATGAAAGATTTCAACGAAAAGATCGGTGAGTTTGCATCAGTGGGTTCTGGTGGGGCTAAAGACTTTTTTGAGCAAATCGCCGTTAAAACGGAGTCGGGCGCCGAGGGTGCTAAAAAGCTCGCTGAAGAAATGTCCAAGATGGATGGTGTAGAAGCCTTACAGACATATGTTGATAAGCTGGAAGAGGCTGGAGTCAACCAGCAACAAATGTCTTTCTATCTTGAGAGTATGGGCTCAGATCTCACTGGATTAATCCCGATTTTGCAAGATGGCGGTAAGCTTTGGAAAGAATACCAGTCTGCTATGGAAGAAGCAGGGATTATTACTGGTGAAGAGGCAATTCAAAAATCCATTGAATTAAAGGCTCAAACTGAAGTACTTCAAATGCAGTACACCGGCTTAAAAAATCAATTGGCTCAAGCAGTGATGCCAGCTTTAAGCGGTGTAATTAGTCATTTCATGAATGGTACTACAAAAGGTGGAGCATTTACCGGAGTTATTCAGACATTAGGCTCAGTTGCTAAGGGTGTTGCAGTTGTTATTGTAGGGCTTGGAGCTGGATTACAAAATCTTGTGCGTTTAATGTCTGGTGTGATGAGTAATCTAAGGACTATTGGAAGTACTGCCGTAAACTTTGTAAATGCGGATGGGATCCTGGCTAAAGGTAAGGCTCTGGCTGGTGGAGTTAAGGCAATCTGGACTGAAACTAAAGATACTGTGGTTGATATTGCTGGTACTACCAAAGCCGCAATTAATTCAGCTTCTAATATCTTTAGTGGAACACCGTCATTTGATCGTTTATCTCAAGCCAAAATAGATATCCAAAATGCTCAACTTGGTAGTAGAGGTGGCAGTAAAGGGGTTACTTCTGGTATCGGACAAAATAAGGCACTCAATCCTGATGGTGGTAAACCAGATAAGGCAAAGCAGGGTAAATCTGATGCTGTGCGCCAAGCTGAACAAGCAGCTAAAGCACTTGCTGATATTCGGTATAAATATGCATCTGAAGAAAAGAAAATCGCTTTAGATCTGCAAAAGGCATTAGATGAGATTGAAAAATCTAAAATGTCTGAAGCTGAAAAAGCCGCTGCCAAAGTCAAAGCCGAAAAGGATGCCTCAGACAAGATCATTGCTATACGTTCAAAAGAGTTTGAGGAATATAAAAAAGCTCGTGAAGAACAGATCGACAATTATCAACAGCAAGCACAGCGCCTTTATGAAATTGAAGCGGCACGGATCCAAGCTGAATATGATGCCAAGAAAATTTCAAATGTTCGCAAAGTTCAATTAGAGAAAAAGCTCGAAGATCAATTACGTGAAATTAAACGGCAAGGTCTTTTAGAGCGTTTAGCACTTGAGAACGAGCAAACTGGAATTACGGGTAAGCAGGGCAATCAAAACCAAATCACAAATAATATTTCTGATTTGGAGACAGATCAGAAAGTTGCAAATACCCAGTCAATCGGCTTAATCAGTGATGCGGAAATGAAAGACTTTGAAGATAAGTTCGGAGGCTTCACTTCTCGACTTTCTAACCTTTGGGATCAGGGCATTCAGTCACTTATGAATGGTACTTTGACTTGGAGCAATGCAACCAAGGCTGTACTTGCTGATATGGGCCAATTCGCATTGCAATCCGCTACTAAAGAGCTACAAGGTTGGCTCAGAATCCAAGCTATTAAGCTAGCGCGAAAGCTTGGGTTTGTCGGGGCAGAAACAGCTGCTGAGGCTTCGGGTCAGGCTGCACAAACAGGTGCAACAATCGCAGGGGAAGCAACACGAACCGGTGTTACTGCTGCAGGTGGTTTAGCTCGTTTAGGTTTAAAAGCTGCAGAAGCTATCAAAGGAATCATGATGTCAGCATGGGAGGCAATGGCCGGAGCTTTTAAAGCCATGGTTGCCATTCCATACATTGGTCCAATTCTGGCCGTCGGTGCCGGTGCTGCTGCGTTCGGTTTAGTTGCTGGTTTGGCTGGTAAGATTAAATCTGCTCGAGGTGGTTACGACATTCCATCAGGTGTAAATCCAGTTACTCAGCTGCATGAAGACGAAATGGTTTTACCTTCACAACATGCAAATACCATTCGTGAAATGGGTAAAGCCATGCGTAGTGGTGCAAGTTTCGGTGCGGCTGCCGCGGCCGAAGGTGGGGGAGGTGGACCTGTAATCAACCTTGGTTTCCTTGATACCAAAGGTGCAGATCGTTGGTTAAAGAAAAACAGTAAAGCCGTTGCGGACAGTTTAAAGGGTTATCGCCGTAATTTTGGTAAATAAGGAGGTATAAGTGTCAAACGTATTATTTCCAGAATTACCCGGTCTTGAGTGGGATGCTTCAATTACGCCCATGTTCAATACAAAGATCATGACTTCAATTAATGGCCGAGAGCTCCGTGCGAGCTTTCAGGCCGCTCCTAAATATGAAATCTCGTTGTCTTACGCATTCTTGCGGGAAAATAAGGGAAGAAAGGAATTGCAGCAACTACAAGGGTTTTATTTAGAACGTCGTGGGGCTTTTGATTCGTTTCTTTACAAGATGCCTGATGATAATCAGTTTGATTGCACCTTTGTAGGGGATGGGGCTACAACTTCATTCCAACTTTATAAGGATATGTATACAAGTCAATTGCCACTCGGAAATACCGAAGAGCAAATGGTCGGTGAAGTGGATCCCAACATGTGGAATCAAACACCAGTTAAGCCGATGTGGGATGCGAACACATCGAAACCCATGTGGAATGCTGCAACAGCAAAAATCACTTCAGATGGTAAATATATTTTATCTCAACCATTAGAAGCTGGAATTGAGATAACTATCTCAGGAACCTATTTTTATAGATGCCGCTTTAAAGATGACACTCAGCAGTATGTCAACTTTATGCATAAGTTATGGAAGGCGAACAAGGTTGAATTAATCGGATCCTTAGGAACTAAGATATGAGACAAGCATCACCCAAACTTATAGCCTTGTTGGATGCTGATCAATTCATTATGGCGGATCTGTACACCATCACCACTATACAAGGCATTGAATATTGCTATACCAGCTATGACGTCAATTTGACCGTGCAAGGTAAGGAGTTTCGTGCTGATGGTCCAATCATTAGCCGCGAAGGTACCAACCTTTCTTTAGGAATAGAAGTTGATAATTTGTCTATCAAAATTGAAACCAATGAAAGCGCTAAATTTGGTGACGTACCTGTAGCACAAGCATTTCATAACGGTGTTTTAGACGGCGCTCGCTTTAAGCTTGAACGTGTATTTATGGATATGCACACTCCAACGGATACAACTGCCGGCACCTTGGTTTTATTTGAAGGCCGTATTGTTGAGCCAGAACTCGATCGTTATGAAATTAACGCTAGTGTGGTTTCAGAAGTGGATGACTTAAAACTACAGATGCCGAGAAACTTATACACACCAGGTTGTTTAAATACCTTATTTGATAGTGCGTGTGGATTGTTAAGTGCAGATTTTGCCGTGAATACGACAATTGGAGCGAATAGTTCTCCTAGTCGCATCCTGTGTGATTTAAGCCAGCCGCAAGGTTGGTTTACTCAAGGAGTTGTGGAGTTTCTAGAAGGAGCGAATGTTGGTATTAAGCGTACTATTCGTTTGCATGAATCGGGTGCATTGCTTCTAACTCTGCCACTTCTTGATATGCCAGCAATTGGAGAAACAATCCGCGTTTATCCGGGTTGTGACAAAAGACTTGATACTTGTACTAACCGCTTTAATAACCGTGCTCGCTTCCGTGGTGCGCCGTTTGTACCTGTACCTGAAACATCAATTTAATGACTTTATATTTAATCAAAGCCCTGTTAATCACAGGGCTTTTTATTTGGGATAAATATTATGGCAGTTCCTAATAAAGATGCCTTGATTGGACCTACGGTCACAGAGGCACAATTTAAAACCAATCTTGGCGCAATTGTTGATTTCATTAAACCAATCGAATCTCAAAGCCCCAACTATGCAACAACTGCTTTGTTGACTGCTACAAGACCAGTTGAAAACCAAAGTTATGCAAAAGCCTTAGATACAGGGAAGGTCTGGTTTTGGAATAAACCAGCTGGGGCAGCAGAAGGAAATTATTGGACCAGTACAAATCTGAGCGAGCTTGATCAAGCCAAGAAATATGCAGATAACCTCATTCAAGTTGATCCCGCGAAACCTTTGCATCGTTTTTCAGATGCAAATGGCGAAGTAATTATGCAAATTCTTGATGATGGTACTCTTGAGGTTATTGATTTACGTGTGAATGGGATTGATTTCGATCCGAGTTCCATTGCTTCGATCTCAGAAACAATCAAGACAGATGAGGTTGAAATTCTTCACCGCTTTTCAGATGCAAGTGGGCTACCAGCATTAACTATTGATTCAAGAGGCAGACCAATTGGTGGAAAACCTTTTGATCTAGGAATTGATGCAATGTTTGCGAATGCAACTACACCAGAAGAGCTAAACCGGATTGGCTTGTATCATGACTATGTAAAATCACTTGGATCAACCCCGTACAATTTTAATATTACAGTTGCAACGAAGGGAAGTGGCGAAAAATAGCTAAGAATGCCAGGGATGGTTCAAATCAGTAAAAACCGCATTTTTGTGGCATATACGATTTATCGGGATGAGTCTACGGCTGACCAAACACATGCTGAAATGCACGGCAAGTTTATTAATTTTGATTTAGTAAATAAAACAGCATCAATTGATGGTGACACCGTAGTTTTTCCTGTCATGGCAGTAGAGAAAGCTCATAGACATCCATGCTTTGCTAAAGTTTTAAATAAACAAACTGGTAAATATCGATACATCTGCTTGTTTAACACTGGAACTCAGTTGCTTGGTGATAGTGAATTGAACCTCGTCTATTCAGATGACGATTGCAAAACATGGTCCACAATTCAGACACTAATGTCTGAAAGCACAACGACAGAGCCCTTTTATCTTATCCCATGTTCAATTGTGACAATACCTAGAGGAATTTTTTCTGGACGCCTTGTCACTGCAGTATTCAGACAAGCCCCTGATCAATCGACAAGTGAAATAGCAATCCTATATTCAGATAATTCGGGGGAGACGTGGAAGATAGGTGGAAAGTTGGCAAATGGAACATTCAACACACCAGAGGTAACATTTGGGTTTCTTAATGAAACAATGGTTTGCTTAGATGCCCAGGGCAACCTTTTATTAGGTATTCGAAATGAAGGTTATAACAATTTAAACCAAAGGGTGATGCTCTGGGCTAGAAGTTACGATGGTGGCAATACTTTAGTTATTGAAGATAAGCCGCACTTAGTAACAGCTATGTCGGAGGGTTCAATTCTTCAAGCCGCCACCAGTTTGCATGAAGGAATCCCCAAAATCCTCTATTCATATCCATCTCAGCCAAATTTGGGTGCTACTGGTTATCAACGAAGATACCTGCGTGTTGCCCTCAGTTATGACAATGGAAAATCATTTCCAATTGAATATACACCAGACGTTTTATCTACTTGGACAGGCTATTCACATCTAATTGGACTGTCTGATCAAGATTTTGTACTCGTACAAGAGCGGGGGCCTAATCTTGAGACAATTTATATAAACTTTTTTAATATCGCGGAGATGTTAAGCCATGTCTAAAACATATTACAGTAATAAGAAGTTCACAGGCCTTAGTTCTTTTGGTATTGCGTTGGATGAGATTACAACTGATGCAGATAAGATGGACTTCTTAGTACGTCAATTGGATAGTATAAATGCGGATACATCCTATTTGACGACAATGACAGCTCCAGGAATCTTTAACACATTAAAAAATCATGTAACTCGCGTTCAAACAGAGGGCGGAAAAATTGGCAGTATGGCCAAAACAATCAAAGCCATTGTATTTATAGCTAGAAATGCGTTAGCCAATTATGTGGCAGCAAGTATAGCCTTTGGCTACAAAAACGCAGGAAGTTATCTTGACAAGGTCTATAGTTTGTCTGGGACAAATTTTGATTTTAAAAATGATAGTGTTAATACTGCAGACAAGGATTTAGATTTAGATACAGTAGTTAACTTAAATAGTGGATTTGCTACATTTGCGGCGCCAAGTACATTTACTGCAGCATCTTATTTATTGTCAATGTCTGCGAAAACCAGCACATCTACGTCTAATGTACAGATATCAATGCGGGATACAGCAAATACTAGTGGACACACAATTGTAATGTTGAGAGAGGATACTGCTACAAATACGTGGATTGGATGCAGCAATAGTTCCTTTGTCTATAATGAGTCTCCACAGGCTGTTCCAGCTCCATATACACCTTTCTTAGGTAAAAGTGGGCGATTCGCAATTAGTGGAACTCAGGTAATTTCGTATAATGGAGGAATCTATAGTAAAGCTGTTAATGTTATTGATTTTACTTCTATTCCACTTTACCCAGCATTCGCTGTAGGTCGAGCAAGCGCAATTGTAAAGTCAAGTCATATGGCCGAAATGTGGTGGATTCCTAATGGTACGCAAGCGTTGGCTCACCTTCTCAATACACATTTAACTATGTAAATTAGATTAATTGTCTTAAAATCTTTTTGAAATTCTGATCGTTAAATTAGAACATAGTTAAAATATGAAAAGATTTGAATCACTTGATTGGTTGCGGGGAATAATTGCCTTTGCAATCATGATTTATCATTATATATGAGAAAAAAATTTATTAAGGTTGGAAACAAAGCTATTACGCTGGATACAAAAGCAATTCAACAGGTTGATTAAATGTTAGTAAAACTAGTCTTTTATATGTCCTTGATTCTCTCACTCTTATTACTTGTAATGGGAGTAGTGACATTAAATCTATTGATAATAGTTGCAGGTGTTTTATTAGTCTTTGCTACATTCCTAATTAAAAGCATTTTTAAAATTAGATTCTTTAACGCATATTAGAGTCTAATTTATTTCTAATAAGCCCTTACTCCAGAGTTGAGGGCTTTTTATTTGTTTATTTTGTTGATGGCTTATGAAAAACATTGAAGCAGTTCAAGAAGCTTTAACGTGGCTCGGCACCCCATATCATCACCAAGGCCGTGTAAAAGGCGTGGGCGTGGATTGCGGAACTTTGATCTGTGAGGTCTACGAAAAAGTAGGGCTCATGGACCATTTAGATCCGCGGCCCTATCCAGCAGATTGGCATATGCATCAAATGGGGCAGCGTTACTTAGAGCTTATTCTAGGTGTATGTGATCCGATTGAAGGTCCACCACAACCGGGTGACATCGTTTTATATCATTTCGGCAAGTGTATTAGTCATGGTGCAATTGTCATTGAGTGGCCTCAGGTCATTCACAGTTATATCCATCAAGGAGTCATAATCCAAGATGGAACAAAAGGAAGTTTAGCCCGGCGAATTGCCGGGTTTTTTCGTATGAAGAGGCTAAAAGAATGAGTGGTGTTTTTGGTAGTACAACAATTAGTACGTCTGATACACGTATTAACTCTATGCGGATTCAACAATCAGCGTATGGGCTTTGTCAGCCTTTGGTTTACGGGAAAACCCGCGTAGCTGCCAACATGTTTTGGTACGGTGATTTTCTAGCAACGCCTCATACTACGGTTGAGAAATCAGGCGGTAAAGGGGGGAGCACTAAAACCAGCAATACAACATTTAGTTATAGTGCTTCGCTTATGCTTGGTTTGTGCGAGAACCAGATTAAAAAGATTGGCTTGATATGGGTTGATAAAGAACAGTACATTACAAAGCAGGAAGGATCTATTACATTAGATCCAATCGACCAGCTAAAGTTTGAATTGTTCGATGGCAATAATAATCCGCCGTGGGGGTGGTTAGTTTCAAAACATCCTGATCAAGCAATTAACTATCCATATTTAGGATATGTTGCATGTGCTAATTATGAGATGGGGAATAGTGCCAGCCTTTCAAATCATAACTTTGAGGTGATTAGCACAATTACCTTATCAGAAACTATTGATGATGCTAATCCAGCTGATGTGATTGAAGATTTTATTACTCATCCACGCCATGGGGCAGCACCTAATTTAAACATGGCAGATTTAGAAGAGTTCCGTACTTATTGCCGAGCAGCAAATCTTTTAATTAGCCCCGCATTCACAGAACAACGTGCAGCTTATGAAACAATTAATGAGATTGTTGAGGCTGTAAATTGTGCCGTGGTACCTAGTCCAGATGGTTTGAAGATCCGTTCTTATGGCGATTCAGCAATTACTGGAAACGGCGTTACTTTTACACCGGATCTCACTCCGGTTTATCACTTAACTGATGATGATTTCATTAGTGATGATGAGCCAGTTCGAGTACGCCGTAGCCGTGATACAGATGCTTATAATCACGTTCAGATTGAATACATCAATCGCTATAACCAGTACAACACAGAAACCACTGAGGCCAAGGACCAAGCCAACATTGAGATGTTTGGCCTACGTACCGAGGATCCAGTAGAAAGCCATTATTTTTGTGAGCCCAAAATAGCTCGCCATGCCGCACAGCTTCGCTTACAACGATTGCTTTATGTGCGTAATGAATATGAGTTTACCTTAGGCTGGAAGTATTGCCGGTTAGAGCCAATGGATATTGTCACTATTACAGATGAAGCATTAGGCTTAAATCAATTTCCTGTACGTATTACACGTATTGAGGAAGACGAGTTCGGTGAATTAACTATTACGGCTGAGGAACTTGCTGTAGGTTCAAGATCTGCCATTGAATATGATTCACAAGCATCTAATGGTTATCAAGGCGGTAATGAAGAACCAGGTAATGTGAATGCTCCAGCTATCTTTGAACCTCCGCTGGATCTAACGGACGGTAAAAATCAGGTATGGGTTGCGGTGTCTGGTGGCATCAATTGGGGTGGCTGTAATGTATGGGTAAGTCTTGATAATACGACTTATGAAATGATTGGAACTATTTACGGTTCTGCTCGATATGGCCAATTAGTAACGGCCATTGATGCCGAAGACATAGCTTTGCAAGTTGAACTCAATACAGTCAGTCAGATTTTTAGTGGAACCTTAGAGGATGCTCAAGCTGACCAAACACTTTGTAAAGTCGGTGACGAGTATTTCAATTATCAAGTGGCCACTTTAAACGGATCCGGTCTTTATACATTGAGTGATGTTCTACGTGGACGTTTTGATGATGCACAAAATCATAATGTAGGGGAGCCGTTTGTACGACTAGATAAGGCTATTTTTGAGTATGGATTTAATGAAAATTTAGTAGGTAAACAGATCTTCTTGAAGTTCACTAGCTTTAACGGTTTAGAGCGTAAAGAGCAAACATTAGATGAGGTAACAGCTTACAGCTATACATTATATGGCGGACGTCCTGCTGGTGTTAAAGGTCTTTCACTTCAATCGCCGTTTGTAGGCACTACATTTAAAGTTCAATGGCAGAGCGCAACCGGTGCAGATGGCTATCGTGTGCAAGTTTGGTCGAACGGGGCAATGATTCGGCAGGTTGATACAACTAATACGGATTATAGCTATTCAATTGAAGAGGCTAAGACTGATGGAATAGGCCGTGCTTATACAATTCGTGTAGCCAGTAAAACTGGAGATCAGATCAGCACGTATGCTGAATTAAGCATTAGCAATCCGGTACCGCCAGTGCTTTTAAATGTTTATACCTCAGCAACTATTGATTCAGTCACAGTGACATGGGTACCTAGTGAAGTTCCAGACCTGAAAGACTATGCTGTTTGGCTCAGCAGTACTTCTAATTTTGATCCAACACAAACACCGCCTTCGTGGACCGGTACTGATTTAACAACCACAATTGGAGACTTACAACCAACAACTCCATATTACATTCGAGTTGCTGTACGTGATGTATGGGAAAACACAATCTGGAACTACTCAAATCAGCTTACTCAAAGTACTTCTGAAGGATAGTAAGTAATACTTTGAATAAAATTTGATAAATATATTCTATGTTTTTAGTGTTCTATAGTTTATTGTTAACGCAATTCATTAAAACTTTATTTTTATTTGAGATTTAATAGATATATATAAACAATAAAACTATAGTAACCATATTGATCCTTACAATAGTGGTGGTGGTAGTTTGGTGTGTAGTCAATAGAGACCAACCAAGCCCAATTCCAAAACCATTCGACTCAGTTCAAAACTAATATTTTTAACTATGTAAAACTAATTTATTGTCATAGAATCATTTCAAATTTTGTGACAGTTAAATTAGAACATAGTTAAAAATATGAAAAGATTTGAATCACTTGATTGGTTGCGGGGCATAATGGCCTTCGCAATCATGATTTATCATTTAGTGAGCTGGCAGCTTTACCAAGCTCCAGATCATCCGCATGCAGGAAGTGTATTAGGTAATTTCGGTATTTATGGTGTTTCAATCTTCTTTGTGCTTTCAGGATTAAGCATGGGGATTGTGTACAATAATTACATTAAGGACTTTAGCACTTCCTTTGTATTCTTTATTCGACGTCTATTTAGACTATTACCTTTGCTTTGGATAACCATTGCGGTTGTAGTCGCCGCAGGGTTTATCCTAAAAGGTGAATTGGATATTTATAAAGTTTTCCTTAACATTACTTTATTATTTGGTTTTGTTGCACCAGGGGAATATATAAATATTGGCGCTTGGAGTATTGGTAATGAAACATTCTATTATGCTTTCACACCTTTCCTTATCATGCTTTATGCCAAAAATAAGCAATTAGGTAATTTAGCTGTTTTGGGATTAGTTGCTGTAGGAATGTATTTTGCTTTCTCTGTTTTAGATCCAAGTAAAACTTTATCAGCTCAGTGGCAAACCTACATTAATCCATTTAATAACTTTTTCTTATACGCGTGTGGATTAGCTTTGTATTATAACTTTCATGATATAAGCATGAAGAATATTGCAAATGTTTTGGTTGTAATTTCTATCGCTGTTTTATGCTTTTATCCTGTGGCTGGTGACCAGATTAATATTACTACTGGTATCAACCGTGTCATTTTTGCTGTGGCATCAATCGCTTTGACACTTGGTTTTTATAAGTTAGAAATTGATCTTCCTAGTTGGTTTGCTAAACCTTTTGCAAACTTAGGTGAAGCTACATATGGAGTCTATTTACTACACCCAGTCGTCTATATGTTTGTTAATAAAATAGTTCACCAACCAATGCTGTGTATTGTTGTTACCTCAATTGCTACAATCATCGCAGCCAATATTTCTTATAGAGTTTATGAGAAACCTTTTATCAAAATTGGTAAGAAAGTTACTTCATCGGAAGTAAAAAGTATTCAGCAAGTTAGCTAAATTTTTACTTTTCAGCTAAGCACCCTCTGGGTGCTTTTTTATTGTCCAAGTATCAGATTTTAAGAAAAATAATTTTGAAATATTTAAATAATTAGTTTATTTTATATATGAACAACTAATCTATATATTTTTTAATTACTAATAATTTAAATGTTATGCCGGTCTTTCAAATCTGCTTAATAAATATACAAAATCATCAAGTATTTGCATATTAGTTAAATTTACACAATTGGTGAGTGGTTGGACCTTTGTTAAATTAAGTGAAAAAAATAAACGTTCTTGTTAATATGTTTAACAATTCAAATAGTCAATTACTCTTGCTTAAATGAACAATAAAGTTTTTCTGTACTTGGCGGTATTCTGTATTTCTATAGATAGTTACTTCCGCTTGCGTGGCATAGCCGGCATTGGCTTTCTTTTGATTTATCTTTTGACTATTAAATTTGAAGCTAAATTTAATAAAACTTTACTTATCCCAACAGTAATCATGTTGGTTGGGTTCATTGTTTATACATGTTTGGCTTTTTTATTCCCAAACATATACCTGCAAATTCCTGATGATAGAGATACATTCTTTTTCAAAGTATTAGACCGGCTCTCATTAATCATTCTTGCATTAATGATCTTTTGGTCCTTCAATAAGGTTAATTACGCATTAATACTTAGGAAAGTAGCTCTATTTCATATATTTTATCTATTAATACAATTCGTTCTTTACTATGGGGTTGGACTGAAGTTTGATCTGTTAGGAATATTTGGCATTGAGCAGCGTACATCAATGGATTATAGCGGTTCGACAGTATTCCGACCTGCCGGTCTTTTCTGGGAACCATCTAACTTTGCTGCTTATACCTTGGCATTGTATCTACCGTATCTGGTTAAAAATAGTAACTTTCAAAAGAAAGACTTTCTTCTACCAGTTTCGATTATTTTGACTTTATCCTCAGCTGCCTTCTTGGTTGGCTCACTGCTTTTGGTCACAATGTTACTAAAATCAGGCTTAATTAAGCGACCAAAGATTCTTTTTACAGCACTTATTATTGGGTTGCCATTAGTTTATTTTGGCTATAACTCTCAGAAAGACCGATTCTCAGATGGCGTATCTGATAACGCTAATACTATTTTACGAACTAATTTGGTTGAATACGCTTGGGAATCTCGACTTAATAATCCAGTTCTTTTAATTGGTGGTACAGGTCTATACTCTTACGATCTATACATCTATAAAGAAGAACAATACGCATATGGGCGAAATATTGCCTCCATCCAAGATGCTACACTCTTTGTATTTACTTATCTTTTAACAGGGGTAATTGGGCTATTTTTATTAATTTTACTTATCTTAAATGTTAAAGGTTTTAGTAATAAGCTTTTTGTTTTAACTTTTATGCTTACTAAGATTTCCTTCTTATTTCCAATATTCTTGTTCTTTATTTATATGGTTTTCGAAGAAAAGATCAGTAGACGAAATGCTGAAAAGGTTAAAGTAGAAACAACTACATAACCACCAAACCAAATACACAGACCCCGCATTCGCGGGGTTTTTTATTGTCTAATTTTTCTGGAGAGATAAATGGAACCAGTTTCCACTAGCGGTTTAACAGCAATTTTAAAATTTTATGGCGCAGCAATTATGGTGACTTTAGCGGTCGCATTAGTTGCCGCAGTAGTATTGATGACACGTATGCCTCGCTCACCTCAAGAATGGGCGGTAGGACTTATTTGTACAGTCGTATCAAGTTTGGCGGGCGGCTCATTCATTATCGTAAAGTGGGGACTTCATGAATGGGTGACTGATGTATGGGGAATGATAGCACTAGGTGGCTTCTTCTTTATTTGCGGTATTCCTGGCTGGGCTTTAGTTCGCTGGATCTTTAACTTTATTGATAAACAGGAAGGTAAGACCATTGTTGAAGTAATCAAAGAAGTTAAAAAAGCCAAAGATGATATTCAAAATAGTTAACCGCCTTCGGGCGGTATCATTAAATAGTTCATATATATTTCTGTCATCTGTCGGAATTAATCAAATGATTTAGAGACCTGTTTATACTGAATGTTCAAAATAAAAATAGGGTAACGACGTGAAAAATATTATTTTAGCAACAATAATGGGCTTCAGTGGAATCAGTAGTGCATTTGCTGAGTGTACATATAGCTTTGATGCAACATTAGCCCAATTACAATCTTTAGGTAATACTTCTGTTCAGAAGTTCCCAACTATTACAGGAAATAAGTTTTCCTATAAGACATCTCAGCAAAGTTCTATTTACACAGCTTTCAGTCAAGATTATCTGAAAAGGGTATTAGCCGCAAATGACTCTCAAGCTATGCTCTATACACGTGGTGACAAAATACTACCGACAACCGGAATAATAGCTTTTGAATATAAAATTAAAGTTCCTACACTAGGTAATACTGGTTATGTAAATATTTTCCCCGCTTTATCGGGTGGAATCATGCAGAATGGTAAGGCTGTAAATTTTATAGTTGCTTACCAACATGGGCCGACAACTAATAATTTTTATATTCAAACTACATCAAATGATAGTGCGTTAATTTCTAATGGTTTTAACTTAGCTCCAGAAGTTACTTCTGATGGTTATCAAAAAATTGGTATCTATATTAATCAGAACTCTAATCAAGTTGGTTTAGTTTTTAATGGGGTTAACAAAGGTTATTTTGCAACGTTCCCTTCTAAACTCGATAATCTATATTTTTCATTAACCTCTAATTTTTATGATTTAGCAGCAACTGATGCGAACAAAGATGTTTCGATCGAGTTCCTACTGGATCAATCAAAAATTACACAAACTTATCCAACAGGTACTAAGGATATTTGCGGAGTAGCTTTGTAAAAAAGCGAATTAACTAATTTTTCTCAACGACCGCCTTCGGGCGGTTTTTTATTACATGGAAATCAGGCCGGAGGTAACTCATCACTAAGTTTTCTATGATCAAAAATCAAAAACCCCAGTGTTGGCGCACTGAGGTTTTTTATCAACTTAACCTGAGCTAGATTAAGGAGAAGATATATCTATATGGAGCATTTTAAACCAATAGTGGAGCTTATGAAAGTATCTATTGAAAAGTACGGCTTATGGCAAACAATAGTTGCATTTATTCTTTTGTTTTCCATACCAATATTAATGTGGAAGTTGGATGTAATAATTGCTTCTATAAAAGCATAAACCAACTTGAAAAGACTGCGCCACCTTCGGGTGGTTTTTTTACGTCTATAAGGAAAGTGAAATGAACATTGAACAATATCTTGATGAATTGATTAAGCGTGAAGGCGGGTATGTAAATAATCCTGCGGATAGAGGAGGGGCAACCAAATATGGTATTACTGAAGCAGTTGCTCGAGCAAGCGGATTTAAGGGCAACATGAAAGATTTACCGCTTGAAGTGGCCAAAGCCATTTATAAAAAGCTGTACTGGACGGCTCCGCGATTTGACCAAGTGAATATCGTTTCTTCTGCAGTAGCTGAAGAGCTTCTAGACACTGGTGTGAATTGTGGTACTGGTTTTGCAAAACCACTTTTGCAACGTGCTTTAAATCTTTTAAACAACCAAGGCAAGGCAGGGTGGCCAGATCTAACTGTAGATGGAATTTACGGTCCAGCTACTATAAATGCGCTTAAGACTTATCTGGCTAAGCGCGGTAAAGAAGGAGAGAAAGTATTAGTGCGAGTACTTAATATCATGCAGGGCCAGCGTTATATTGAAATCTGTGAGCGCAACCCCACACAAGAGCAATTCTTTTACGGTTGGATCGCTAACCGCGTTTCACTATGAAGGTTCTGGTTTTGCTGAACATCTTATTAGCTGGATGTTCAGCTCATACGATGAAAAGAGAATTGAGCCTCTTGCAGAATTTCATGAATTTCCTTGGTGTATCACATAGTGAATTTTTTGATAATTTAATCAAAACCAGAGGCAAAGATAACTAATAAAAAAGGGGCTTTTCGCCCCTTTATTTTAAACTTCTGTTTTATTTATTTTTGAAAACATAAATACTACTAAAAATTAAGAACATAGCTTGAAATAAAAGCCATATAAGTGTTGAGTAATTTGAACACTTAGTGATGGAATCATAAATAATCTCTTTATAAGATACAGTTTCCATCATGTTTAGTAGTATTAATTCAGCTAATAATAGAACCAGAGAAACAATAGTATAAAAATATTTATTTCTTATAAAAATTAAGATTATTGAAAATATGATCGATAATAGGCCACACATCCCTAACATTGATGGATCATTAGCCGATACTCCATTTAACTCTTTAAAATAGGTAATAGTGCCAATAGCAATATATTCATTAATACATAAATCTTGACCAAACTTATCAATCGTATATCCACCAATACCCGATAAGAATAAAAATAATATAGCCACATATCTAATCATAAT